GTTGCTTTTTGAAAATCATCTTTATATTCTTCTATAGTCTTTACTTTAGCATCTTTTTCAGCATCTCCGTATAAATCCATAGTTTCTTTCATGGTGTCTTTAAACAAATCTTGTAATGCTTGCTGTTCTTTAGCTAATGTTGTCTTTTCTTCTGGCTCTGGCTCTAAGGAACCTGGCTCACCTACATCAGTGTAGTCTATATCTGCATCAGACATAGCTCCAAGTGCCATTATTTCATCTAATTCCGCTTGCTTTTGTGATCCTGCACCAGTTGAGTCTTGATCAATACCAGCAGTTTTATCTCCTAATTCGGCATTATCAACAGAAGATGCTCCCTCAACATTACTTAAATTTTTTTGTGCTTGTTCTTGTTCAAATTTTTTTATTCTTTGTTTATTTAAAGAGTCTTGATTAATAAAATTCTGCACATCATTAGAAAAAGAGGGAACTCCTACTCCAAGTTGAGATAATTTTGTTTTTGGTTCTTGTGTGTCTAATTGACCACTTAATATTGTTCTGTCTTTTGCTTGTTGTTCTTCTGCTAATTGTTGAGCTAAAGGTTTAACTCCTGTTAGCTCAAGTATTTTTCCTAACAAACCCATTTGACTTGTAGGAGTAGAACTAACGCCAGGTGAATTTACAGTTAATCCAGAAGTTAATGTTGGTTGCTTTGCCATGCTTGTATCCTACTTAGAATTACCACCAAAAGGTGCAATTTGTGACAATGTTGTATATGCACCAATACCCTGTAAGAATGGATTTGCACCAGGTGATGTTGCCTGCTGGAATGTCGAAGGTATAGAAGCACTCGGCATACCTTGCAGTAAGTTTTGTCCTAATTGTAACCTTGTGAATGGTTCTTGTGCTTGTTGCATTAAATTTTGACGTGTTGCATCTAGTTCTGCTTGAGACTGTCCCTGCCTCAAAGCACCTAATTGTGTTAATTGTGATATATCTGCTTGACCTAGTGCCTGCTGTAAACGTCCTACATCACCCGTAGTGCCTGCTAAAGTGCCAAAAGCCTGTCCTAGTCCACCAGATAGTCTTCCTGCATCTAGAGCTGATTTTAAACCAGCTCCAGCAGCTCCTTGTGACGCTTGCAATGCTGTCCCAAAGCCTGATGCTAATAATCTTGACAAAGTATCAGCTTTAACTTGTTGTAAACCTCTGTCAGCTTCGGCTTGTCTAATACCTTCTCTTGATCCACCGAATGCACCAGATTGTATAGCTTGCGCTCTAGCACCTGCTCTTTGCATATCTGCTTGTCGATCAAGCTCTCTCATAGAAGCATCAATAACTTGTTGTTGAAATGGATTTTGAAATTTAGAAATATTAGCAGTCGTCTGATCTACCAATGAATCGGTAAAGCCTTTACCTTGACCTGGTTGTAAAAATTGCAACCCTGATGTCAGTGCTTGTTGACCAGCTAAAGTTTGATCCCTTGCTCCCTGAATAAAAGGTTTAAACGATCCTACTAAATTTTCACCCAATGATACTGCACGACTTCTTAAAGGATCCATGCCTGCAATTTGAAATTGTGGAAGGTTTAGTGGGCTGTCTAGTAAACCTGGCGTGGTTTGGTCTTCACCATCAAATTCACCAAATCCAGTTTGCAACAATCTTTTTTGCAAACCTTCTAAGAATGGAGGTAATCTTTGTATGTTTTCTACAGTTTGAACAGCCATTATGCCCTCGCTTCCAAGTTATCCATCATATTATAGGCTCTTTGTATACCTTTTCTTTGATTACCATCACCTAAACCTTTAACTGCGTCTTTTGTCAACACAAATTCACCTGCCATCAACATAGCAGGCACATCATCTTTTGTACCTGAACCTTCTGATGGATCTATACCACCATTACGTCTTGGGAATCCCATTTCTCCACCTTCTCTAGCAAATGTTATTCCACCTAGTCTACCACCAGGTCCGCCTGTACCAAAAGGTCTTCTCTCAAAGGATGTCCTTGTGTCCTCATCTTCATCACCACCAGATAGCAGTTGTGCTAACAACCCTGCTGTTAAGCCTTCTCCCAATGGTGTGTTAAGCAAACGAGAAAATAAATTATCACCACCTACACCAGCAGATTTAAGTAACTCTGCACTAAATGTTCTTGGTTTAAATGATTCTGCTATCTTTTTAGTTGCTTGTTCTGTTGGAACAACTGCTGATCCTGATGCAGATTCACCAGTTCTTAAAAATTCACCACTTCCTCGACTGCCAGTTGGTAGACCTTTCCGAACAATTGTTCCCTCTCCACCAGTAGGAACAGCCTGTTCACCACCACCAAACTGATCAAACACAGAACCAGTAACACCTGAAATTAAAGCATTCCTTAGTGCATCCTTAGTTTTACCACCCATAAGCTTTGATGTTAAAGCTCCTGTTACAGCTCTACTTAAAAAAGGGCTGCTGGCTCCAAAAGAAGCTCCTAAAGCAGGTCCTGCAAAAGCACTTATTGCTATGGGAGCTATTTGTTTTAATAACTTACCTAAACTCATGGCTTCATCTTACCTTAATAATGTTTTACTGTCTATATACCACTTGTCGTATTTCTATTCTGTGCAAATTCTTGGACACTTGCAACAACGTGAAGTCTATTTGCTGTTGCTGCCGTTACTTTTAATATTTCTCCACCTTGTAAAACAAGATCCCTTGTCAGTAGTTCAATAGTTGTGTTTGCAGCCACTGCTTTTACTTTAAATAAACTAAATACATCACTGCCATTTGTTATGGTTACAGTTATTGTATCTGCATTACCAGAATCTTCTGAAACTAAAATAGATGAAATAACAGTTGCATTAAAATCTGCACCACTCGGAGCTGTGTATAAAGTTGTAGCCGTATTTGCTGTTAAGTCGGCTTTAGCATTTGTAATATTTTGTATATATTGAGGTATAGTAGTAATTAACATTATTGTCTTCCATCTGGTCTAATATCAACTCTTGGTGTGCCTAATCTCCATGATACACCCTGATCTGTTGATTCAAGTTTTATGTTAAACGATCTGCCTCGTAACCTTAAATCAACACGATCTGTAAATTGTTCAACTGGAGTTGTTGCAGTTCGTGTTGCAATCCCACTAGAATTTGTATCATATGTACTACCAGGTCCATTTCTTGCTTGCAATGTAAAAGTAACATTAGGATTGCCAGTGTTACTTGTTGATCCGTTGAAGCTAACATCTGGAATTAGTTGCCTTATAAAATTAAATTGATAGCCATCTCCAATATCTAGTTGACTAGATTCAACGGATGCTGTCATTGCAGATCCATCATCATCATTACCATTTTCATGCTCAAAAAGGTGTGATGATCCTGCTGCTATTGGGAATCTTCTAATACCTCGGTCATGCCATGCAGTTCTTGTTAAAGTTCCGTAGTACCAAGTTTTGTTGGCATAATTATAAATTACATACTTATCATTTTCATCTGAACTTGCAGATGGATAAAACCACCAAACCTCTGTCCATTGTGTATTTACTGCTCCAAAAACCTTGTCTGATTGTGCTGTATTAAAATCAAGAAAAATCTTATCTCTTACTGTGCATGGTAATTGTGTAGTTTGACCTCCAGTATAAATGTAAAAAGTATCTATACCCATCCAAAATACAGAGTCTTCAACTGCCACAGCCGATTTTGGACTAATAATGGTTATGCTTTTAGATAACTCTTGCAAACCGAAAGTAAACGGAGGTCCAATAAATTTCATGCTAAAAAGACTTCTGTCAGTAAAAATGAGAATTTGTTGTCTTGTTTCAACAGCTTGCACAAAAGTAGAACCACTACTTAACCTTAAATCACCAGCAGTATTTGTAGCTGTTGGTGTAAAATCTATTAGAGATTCTTGTGATCCAAATCGTATTAGTAACGGATCTTGTGTAGTAGTTCCTAATGTGTTCGCTCCAAATGCTATAATATGTCTGTCTATATCTGAAACCATAATTTGTTTTGCGATGGTCGGAACATCTGATGCTCCACTTTCACTTGATAGCAACACTGCTCTACTGCCTAAACCATCAGATTTATCCCAATAAAAAATAGCACCATCTCTTGGGTTTATTAATAAATCCTCACCAAAATTATCATGTGTCCATACTCTTATTTCAGCAGTTGTTCCAGTAGATGCAGCCAATCCCCAACCAAATGTTGAAAGATCTGAATTAACACCACCATATCCACCTGCACCCCATCCAACACCACCAACGGAGGTGTCAAGTCCTACATTTATTTGATACACTCCATCAACTCCTGATCCACCATTACCTGTATCAGAACTGTTAGCTGTCGCACTTACAGTAATTTTGTATGAATTGGCGTTTACGATAGTGGTTATTTGATGCTCTGCATTTAAAACAGAAGCAGTAATGTTGCCACCTAAACTTACTGCACCAGATATTGTAACAAAATCATTTTGTACTGCACCATGAGTGCTATCGGTAACTGTAAGTTCAGCAGATCCATCAACTGCCGCAAAAGTAATACTATTTGTTGATGTTTTTCTTATTGGAGTAATATCGGTAAAACTGCCACCTTCTTCTATGTAATATTTAAGATGTGTGCCTACACCCATAAAGTTAGAGCCATCTAAAGCTAACCAGTTATGTAATGCTCTTGCAGAGCCTAGATAGGTATTGTTTGATTGTTTAACCCAACCACCTATTTTTTCTGGAAAAGGTGTGTAAAATCTAATTTTTTCACAATCAAAATAACCTCCTTCATTTGAAAAGGAAGTTACTTCTCTGTTAATACCTGGTCTAAATTTTAAACTTGTTAATGGCATCTGAACCTCTTATTTAAACGATTGTACACCAATATTAATTAAATTCATATCTAGATCAATCAAATTTATATTACAGCTAATAATAGTCTTTCTATTATCAGTTACTATTCTGGGAGATCTGTGTGGTATAAAAGATGGAAATACTACAATGTCGCCTTCTTTAACATCTAATTGAAATTTTTCTTTTTTAACAGAATCATAAAATTCTGTACTTTTATCCTTATTATCAAGTTCAATATAATAAACTAAACTTAGATTTGTTTCACTGTGTATATGCCATTCGTGATTATCGTTTTTGTAATATTGTTGAAACCAACAATTAATAATTAAAAACTCATTTGTGCAATAATATTTTTTAAAATTATCAAAAAAATCATCTAAAGCATTTATAAATATAAATGTATAGGGTCGGTGTTCATGAGGTGTTTTATTAAAATAATCTGTATAAGTTATTGATTCAAACTTATTTCTGTCAGTTTGTTTTTCCATGTTATCAAAACTGTTTAATAAATTATGTTTTATTTCATGATGTTTTTCTAAACTATGAGACCAAACTAATTCTTTCATGCCAACTTTCTCTAACAAATATTTATATTTATAATACACCTACTGCCATTAATTGGTTGTGTAGCAGTATGCTTCAATAGTCCATTAAAGATAACAACTCTGCCTTGTTTTGGTGTTATTTCATGCTCTTCATCGTTGTCATATATTATTGTATTACCATCAGATGTTTTAACATAATACAATATTACAGTGTGTTCAGTTTCTCTATCAATATGTGGTGTATCAACTAAATCACCTTTTGTTATATTATTATGTAAAGGTAATTGTAAAAAAGTCCTACTCTCTATAACTTTATTACATTTTATATCAACTGTTTGGCATGAGTTTGTAATAATGTTGTTTGTTAAATAATTAAAATTGCTGTTAACTTCTTCATTTAAAACAAAATAATGTGAAAAAGCTGGTCTTTTTTGAACACCATCATTATGACTTATATCATGTATATAGTGCCAATTAAAATTACTACCTAGTAAATGATTTTTAATTTCTTCTTGTTGTTCTAAATTTATTATATCATCAACAATATGTATATTATCCACTTTTCATGTCCCAAGAGATAATTCTCTTTTGTTGTTTTGATTTATTTGGTTGTGTAAAATGATGAATGAATGAAGGGACTACAATAATGTCACCCTCTTTAACATCTGGTACACCATAAGTGCTTTTATCTGTCATGAAATTATTCCAAGGTTGTAAAAAAGATGTTTTTGGTGCATCTTCTGGAAGAGTTAGATACAGAATACCAGACAAACCTATTGATCCATGATTATGAACTGGATGGTAACCATTTTTACTGTATGTGACTGACCAAACATCTGTTACCTTTAAATCGTTTTGCACAGAGTCTGCGACTAATTTTAACTCCTCATATAATATTTTTGAAAAATCTTTGATTATTTCTTCTGCATCATATCTGTTCGTAGTGAAATCAGCTAAATCTTCCTCGTTTTTCTTTTCATCAAACGGAGCTAATAATTTTATTAGAGTTTCTTTTTTTGTAGCAAAATCTTGTACTGCAAGTTTCCAAAAAGGTATGGAAAACAGACTGTGTACATTTATTTTTTCACTCATTGGAATCTAGGTCCATGTATGAAAAGTGCTAATGATTTTCTTACACCACTTTTTAACGGAAGAACTCTGTGTAAGATGTGTGATTTGAACATAAAAGCACTTCCAGGCTGACCAAAGAGTTCAATTGTTTGTTCTTTATTTGTATTTAGTAATTGAAATTCACCACCCTCATAAGGTGCTTCGGATAGATTAATTAGTAAAGTTAATTTACAATCAACAGCAGGTAAAAAACAGTGATCGGTGTGCCATCCATAATCAGATTTATCTTTTGAATCGTAAATATTAAAATTACATTGTCTTAAATCTCTATGATTAAATACATTGTAACCAAAATCAAATTCTGCAACATTGTATGCGTCTTCTACAAAATGTTGAATTAAATGTCTAATTCTACCATAGTAAATTTTTTTTACATTCGATACATTTTTCCAATCTGTTCCGTCTTTAGGATTTTCTTTTTCGCTGTAAAAACTTTCAATTGTTTCATTTATTTCTTTTATTTGTTTGTTATCAAAAATCTTTGTCCATTGGAAGTAGTCCCATAACCATGTTTTTTCATGATTATGAGCATCGTCTGCTGATGCCATTTTAATTTCCCCCTACGCTTCAGACTTGTCTTCATCCCAAATATAACTGTACCATCCAGTAACAATTGTTTTTTCTT